TTTAAATCAATTTGTATATCAGCTAGTTGTTGAGTAAAATCATCTCTTTTAAACTTTCTAATCAAAGAAGCGTTATCCCTATTCTCATCATATGCGAATTTATAAAGTTTATCAAATACATCCACTCCCATAAATTGAGCAAGTATTTCTTTTCTTTCACTTTGTGATTTATCAATGAATAAAGAATTGTTTCCTTGTAGTGATAGAGTAGTGAGAACAAAATCATCATAAGTTCCTAAGTATTGTTGTATAATGGAGTTGGTTTCTCTTCTTTGCTCTCCGTTCAAAGAAGTAATACCACCTTCATCTTCTCTCCAAAAGGATACATCTACTTTTAGGTTTTTACCCTTATTAATGAGCTTTGCTCTCCTCTCTATATAATAATCCGTATCTTCAATCTGAAAATGTAATTTACAATAGAAGTTATCTTTTCTATTGTTTAGTACGTTCTTAGCTACATAAGTTCTACTCGTCTTATCAAATATACAAAACGATAGTGCATCAAATAAAGATGATTTACCACTTGCGTTTGGAGCAAAGATACCAACCATCCCATTTACATTATCAAATTTTATTTTGTTATCCTCACCATAAGAGAACATATTAGAAAATTCAAATGTTTTAGGTACCCATTGAATATTTGGTGTAACATCATCATCTACCAATTTTGAATTTATATCTCTATTGATTTGTTTTATCTTATCGATAGTATCCTCATCCGCAAGGTATTGTCTTTCCAAATAATCTTTTATCAGTTCGTTTTGGAATTCAACATCTCTCACATTTCCAATAGCTAATCTATCATCGAAGTTACCAGTCTTTTGTTTAGATAAGGTATCCATTCGAGTAACAGTGAACTCTTGTACTTTATATTGTTTTTTAATTTTTGTTAATGCCTTTTTAATCTGAGATGGGTCAGTATTCGAAACTCTAACTCTTAATCTAGGTTTCTTTGGCATATTAGTAACTGTTGGAACTACACCATTATCTACATCCAATGTATAGAATCCATAATCATTAGGAATATCAACTTCCTCAAAAGTTCTACTTTCAACATCCCATAATAGATAACCATGCTTCTCTAATGATTCTCCGTGGTTTTGTTGAATCATAGAACCAGCATATGCTATTGTTGGAGTTCCTAATGTTTGTCTTTTGTGTATATCACCTAACATCACCATATCAAATCCATCGAACATATCAGTTGTGAATGAATTAGATGATACAGTATATCCTATATCGGTTTGTGCTAAGTTAACAGGTCCGTGGAATAAACAAATAGTATTCTCACCTTTTACCAATTCTCCCTTTGGCCAATTCTCTTTATTATCGAGTATCGAATATACCACAAAAGTAAGATTATGGAAGGGATAGATACCAGTATCTCTAAGGTAATGTATTCTATCATTATTTAAGTTTTCTACAATTGGAGTCAATACATCCAATCTATAATTATTGTTTAAGTTACAATCGTGATTACCTGTAATTAAGAATGTGTGTTTTCTATTTGCACATTCAGTTAAGAACCAACTGATTTCTCTAACCAATTCGGGACTCATTTCGGTTTTAGCATGGGCAATATCACCAGCTAAATAGATAACAGCATCTTCGATATTATCTTTATCTACATTGTTTAAGAATTTTTGGAATACTTCTCTATATTCCTTGTGTCTTTTTAAATTACGGATGTGTAAATCCGCTAAGTGGTAAATCTTTTCTACCTTCATATATTATTTAGTTTACTTAGGATTAAATTATCCCAACCAGTTTCTTTGGTTTCTTTTAATAAATCATTTACCTTATCAAATCCCATATCACCAGCATCCATATCTTCAGGTATAATGTTTGTTACCTTTATACCATTTTTAATAAAGTATTCAGCATGTTGTGTGGAATCATCGACTGCATCCGAATCTAATAGTATTTTTATTTCCTTTACTCCTTTTTCAAAAATCTTTGCTTTTAAAGTTCTAGGAAGAAACTTACCTAAGATTGGTATTACATTTCGCTTTACTGAGAATGAATCGAATACACCTTCTACTAATGTAATAGGTTCATTCCAATTAATCTGATTATCAAATACAATCACATCTCTACTAACTGGTGGGTTTTTGTATTTCATTTTATTATTCTCATAATAAGAACGAGCTACAAAATAGTTTAACTCACCATCTGAATTGTATGATGGTATTATAGTTCTACCAGCATACATACCATCCTCACAATATCCAATATTGTGTTTCAATATCTCATCAAATGTGATACCTCTATTATAGAGATATCCTATCGCTTGATTATATGCGAAATCTATTGATTTTGGTTTTTTATGTAATGGTTTGAATTCCTTTGGAAGTTTAAGTTGTATTTTTTCAACCTCCTTTTGATTCTTAGATGGCTTGTACTCACCATAGATAGAAATGATTTTTGATAAATCACCCCTATCTACATTTAGCTTTCTTAAAAGTGATTGGATACTTCTTCCTTTGGAATCACATACCCAACAATGCCAATATTGTGATTCTAAATTTACTTGTAGCTTCTTCTTATGATGGTGACAAAAAGGACAGTGATGTGCTTGTTCGTTTCCCTTCATAGATGAACCCACACCTAATGTAGAATCCAATACATTTATAACAACTAATTTATTTCTTGCGGAGAGCATTAAATTATATTTTGTGTAAATATACGAAATTTATTTGGATTTACCAAATTATCGAATAATTATCCCATTTGAGAATCGGATACTGCGAATAAAAATTCACCTAACTTTTTAACTTGAGTAATGGTTTGTCTATCAACATTACGTTGTTCCATTTGATTTACTAAGTCTTTTATTGATTTAACGGCAATCTTTAAGCCATCATCTTTTGCATTTAAATTATTTGGATTGATACCAAATTTCATTGCTACTTGTTCTAAATTCATAATATTATTTTTAGTGTATATACATTTAATAACAAATATACGAATAATAATTTAATTATCCAAATCTTTTCGATAAAATTTTCCTAAAATGTTTCCGTTGAGTGAGTTTTCATCTGAAAGTACATCATATTCGAATTGATAATGTACTTCATAGTAAGATAATGATTTCTTTGAATAGCAGAATTTAAGTACTGTACGTTTAAACTCATCATTCTTACCTTCTGAGATTTGTTCTTTAATCCAATCGTTCGATGAGTAGTACTTTTGCCAGTCAGAAGATTTTCTAACTTTTTTCTTTTTGGGTAGTGAACCCCTTATACCAGCTAACTTTCGTTCTTCTTTGATACGAGCTAACTCTCTAACTCCGATTTTTACATTTCGGACACTTTCTAAAGATTTTTTACCAATGTAGTATTTGCCAGAAGGAATATGTTCTATTAAATAAACAAATCCTACGGCACTCTCAGGTATAACATCTTCGGTAACATCGTTACCATTCCATAACCAATTTAGCATAAATTTTACTTTAATGTATCAGAGTAAGGACTACTTTGTAGTTTCCCACCTCTAGCTTTAGCGATTGCCTTTTCATCTTTTGATAAATCCAATCCACCATCAGCTTCTAATAAAGTTTTATCTCCACCAGTTGTATTTGCCTTTGATTGAGCAGGTGGTGATTTTTTTAATCTTTCTTCTAAAGTCATAATTATTCTCCTTTGTCTATATAAATATCAATTAAGTATCGAAACGAACAATAAAGTTCAATGGATAATCAGGTAATGATTTAATCGGTTTCGGTAACTTACATATTGCAACCATATTCAATTCGTTATCATATAATCCAATAGTTGTAATAAATGGTGCTAAATAAGAACCAGTAGTATCAACTGAAGATGAATAATCATAATCACCAAATCCACCAAATTTAGTTGGTTCGATTGTAGATTGAATTGTTTTTAATTTTATTTTATTAGTTCCATCATATGCTGATGGGTTTTGTGAAACATTAAATTCACTTTCATTTACTGATAAAAATACTTCGTTTTCATAAATAGTCATTGTAGACCTATATGATACTTCAAATGAATCAATGGTTGAATCATCTGTAATACCTTCAGTAAGTACAATTAAACCTCTATCATAAAATACGTTACCTTTATGATTACTAGCCGAATCTATTAGATTAGAATTACCATCATCGGTTACAGTAATAGAACCATATTCTAATTCAACAGAACCTACCTTTAACCCTTCACCATATTTTTGCTGTGGTATTGATATCACACCAATAGTATCACCAATTACTCTCTCATTCTCAGATGCGTAAGATTTTCTCTTACCAACTTCAGTTAAGATTGATGAGGTTGATGGGTTTAGATAGAACTGTGATTTTATTGAATCGTATAAACTTCGTTTAGATGTACCATCTGAATTTAATTCATCCGTATCTATATCGTATAAATCAGTTTGTAGCGTTCCATACAATGGAATGATATCACCATCATCTAAAGCATACTCTTTGTAAACTTTAAAAGGTCTAACTACTACATCTGATTTTGGTATTTCTTTA